GTTCTTTTCGCTTGAACTGTTTGGATTCAATGCATAATTGTTTCTCTCGAATTTCACACCCCAGTGGAACAATGATGAAGGATTTTCTGTCTGTGCAGGTTGACCCAACCAAGCATAGTTTTCCAACTCGGCACCACGAGTTACTTTTGTTCTAAGCGGGATGGGAGGAAGAATAGATCCTCTGAGGTTGGTTGTAACGCCTCTTCCGCTGATTCTTGCGTTGGATGCAGGGTCTGCATTTGTTGCAAGGTCGGTGGTTTTTAGAAGATTGTGACCCCTGAAACCAAAGGGTAGTGAGTTTCCAGGTACGTTACCCACCTCAAGGTCGTTGCTCATGATTATCCTGACGTATTTTGAAACGTTAGGATACTTTCCGGTTGTAATAAGCCTTTTTTCGGCGACGGTTTCCATGTCAAAATTATATGAAACCTTCGTGTCTCCGATGAGACGAGCAACGTAGTTTTCTGATGCTGGATTTAGCGAGCAGTTTGTGAAAGACTCAAGTACTTTGGGATCCGTGTCTGTGTCGTTCCAATCTCTTATGTTTACAGTGAACGTTCCGTATGGATTTGAGTCATCGACCGACACTTTTAGGTTTGAGATGGCTATCTTGCACAGTGTGTTTGCATACTCGCCATCATCGATCGCCTCAAACTTAAACAGATCATGTTCAGTAGACCCGTAAGGCTGTGAAATGAACCAAGGAGAGTTTGCAGCCTGATACCTTGTATCATACGACCCAAACATTCGTAACATTGACAATGATGTGCCGCTATCCGTTGACACAATAGATGATCCTGAAAGGATACCTACAGACTTATTTTTTACATGAGCTATTTCTGCATCAATCGGAAAATCAGCGTACACGAGATGTTGTGACTCAACGAACTTGTCGGGATCCGCGTTTAAGATTTTTGCAAAATAGTCTGAACTAGAGGGATCCATGGATGCAGTCAATACCTGCAATCCAGGATTTCCGTCTGTGTTGGCGAAGTGATTTCCCAGTGAAGAAGATATCAAAATTTTAAACTTACCGGTCGTCGAATTGGTGGTTGCATAATCATCCAATGACGTTATATTAGAAGGTAAGGAGGAAAGCCCACTGATCATGATGCGTGACGTATTTGGCGTCATGATCACACCACGAACCAATGAGATTGCATCACCCGACGGATTTGCTATTGAATCGTTATTCGATAGCATCGGAATGAGGTTCTCATTTGCATCTACGATTTCATGCTGAGCAACAAGAAACTGAACAACACCGGAATGACGTGTTGCATCATTAGGTGCATCCGTTCCGTAGAGTCGCATACCTGCATTTTTCACACGACCTGTGGCCTCGGTGTCTGTAACGTCGGCTATGCTGTCGTTAGATCCTGCGCCAAGAACCCTCATGTATGTTAATGCAGATTTGTTTTTCAGAAACTCATTGACGGCATACGGTCCGTATTTTGTTACGTCAAGGTTTCCAAACCTCTGCACGAATTCTCCAAAATTACCCACAGTAACTGGTACGAACGCGGGACCTTTGTTGGAGGTTCCAATCACGCCCCCCGGAACACCTGACGGAGCCGATGGCGTCGGGGCTGAAAGGTCAATCTCGCGTTCAAAAAAATTTGGTGATCTGAATGTTTGCTCGGGCATCTACAGCTCTCCTTGCAATGTATAACCGCAATGATAAGTATCAAATAAAAAGTGCAAAAAATTAAAAATGGGATTTTATTATTCTATCGAGGTTATGGTAAGACTCGTGATGTCAAACCCTGGTGCATAAGTCGTCTCTCCGGTGAACTTGTTCTTGTTTATTATCCTGACGTATCTAGTGGATTCTTTTCCAGACGGGTCGACAGACGTTATCTTTTGATATTTTGCCGGATTTGTCCCACGAGAAAATGAACCCAACGCTTTATCCCCACGGGAGATGTCACCGGGTTCGAACGCGTGTCTCATCTCACGAGATCTTTGGTCATCCCTTCTGCTGAGGGCTGGTGAATTTCCGAGCGGCAGCGTAGGATCGTCAGAACCAAGGAATGGATCTGATACCAGGTTCTCAGATTGAGAATTAAGTATCGCAGAGGAATCATTTCCTGAGGTGCCTACGTCAAATGTGACGTTTGCCGCACTAACGTACTTCTTCACAGCAATAGGCACACCCGGCGCAGAAGACGCCAAGATGTAGGCCGGAACTTTGATGTTAAATTTGTGTTTAATCAACCGCTCTCCTTGCGACATGTCATCAAAGTTTGTCTCAGGAGCAAGTGATCCATCTTCCATTTGAGCCACAAACCAATAACCGGAGGCAGTGTCAATACGCCAGCCTTGAACCTGTGGTAAAAAAGAAGACATGATTGTTTCAAGCACTTGATTCATATGATGTGTGTATTGCGTCCACACTATGACTTCGTAAGTGGCCGTGATGAATTGTGGTGATGGAACAACAATTGTCTCGTATACGTTTTTTGTGTCCCTCTTTCCCGAGAGGTACCCTCCTGACTTGACCGTCTGTATCTCAGACATGTCTCCGACCGCGGAAGTCGTAGACAATTGGTTGTTGATTGCATCGATAGGGTTCACGGCAAGATTAGACTGGTTCTTCAGGGGTGTCCTGTTTATTAAGTTTTGGTAAACCCTGTCAGATTTATCAAGACGTCTCTTGATGATAATCTCACCCGTCTTCTGATTTATTCCTCGACCTACGAGATCCTCTGAGGCCGTCTGGGAAAGTCCGGTTCTTCCAATGGTTATGATCGGAAGAATCAACGTATTTGACTTGTCACGAAGAGGCTTGTTTCTCTTTAGCATTGCCCACTTTTCACCGCCTGCAAAGACGACTGGGACTTTTTTCGAGTTTTCGTGACCTTCTCCTGAGACCTGAATCGGTAGTTCCTTATCAAAGAGATTGAAAATAGCTACGTCAACGTCCTCTATTCCCACGGACGGAATGACAAAATCTGACACTGGTCCTGATCCCGGATAACCCGTAGGTAGGGGCTGTTGTCCCTGTGTAATATTTGCTTTTGCATTGAATCTGTTTGGCATCCGTCAATCCTCGTCATAAAATGCTGCACCAGAACCGGTCTTATCACCCGTCGGAGACACTTCTCTCGGACCGGTCAACGGGGCGTCCAATACACCATTTCTGACGAGATCTCTGACGTCATGAGTCTCGCCCAATTTGTTCTCGGCAATTCCTCTTTGCTGTACAAACGTATCTTGAATTGCATCAGTGTCAGTAAAACTAAGACCAGTGGGTCCGATGATGTTCGTATTAAACTGACTCTGTCTCACTTTTGTACCGGTCAATTTGACGCCATCAATGTGTTCAGGCATGCCGTAAATGTTACGCATGAAATTTAATTCGGTGACCTCATAAAATATGAAAGAAAATGAATAATAATCTCCAATTGCAGGAGTTATACCTTTTTCTACAAGGTCGCGGTGTTGCATGAAGACCTCCAATTTGTATTGTGCATCTACACCAAATTGGTTTATCTTTGTTTCTGTCTGAAAACTGCTGTCGACTAAGGCGTCTATCTCGATGGGGTTATCGAAAACTTTTTGCGTTGCCTCGTTATAGACTCCATGAGTTTTTGTCTTGATCTCAGACATTGGATAATAGTAAATTTTCTGCCCAATTACGTCCTTGATGATCTCCTTGGTGATGTCAGAGATGAAATTGAGTTCCCTTGGGGTTATGAAAAGCCTCGCCATCCGTCACCCCACCACAATGCTTTTGCCCAGTGGCATCGGCACGTACTTGAGTTGTTTCTGCATGTTTTCAGCCAGCAAGGCCTGCTGCTCCATCAACTTGGCATTTGTTAGGTTGTCAAGGAATTCTTTCAGCTGCGTCTGTAGTTTGTCCTTCTCTTCCTTCGCTGAAGAAATGAGGCTTTCACCGTTCAAGGTAAGATCAGCGTTAGGTATGGGGATGCTAGAAAACTTGGATCGGATGAGGCCCAGCAGTTCTTTGCAAAGCGCCAACGTGTACTGCCTGATCCATTGTCTGCCGGGTTGTGTAATTGAGGTAAACGGTATATTCCCTAACGGGACGTTTTGTGGTCCTGACACTCCGTAGATGGTCTGGTCTTGGCCTTGCAGTGCGGTTGCATTGAGGGGGTCTAACGCACCCTGTACTTTCATGTACAACCTACCTGTCTGCAGGTCGGTCGTTGGAATAGGATAGATCCTTAGATTGCTGCCCATGATTTCATAAGAATAGTTTGAACGCCTCACTCTAAAGGCGGCCTCAAGCATGCCTCTTCTCAGGACATCCTCGAAGATCGGCAACACGTAAAACACCGTGGAGTTGACGTACGACTCATAGTTAAAGTTCGTGGCAAGGAAGTTTGTGATGTTTGACGCATTCAACAGGAAGTGTTGTGCAGCAAGCGGT